CTTCAAGCAGACTTGCGAGCGCCGATGTTGTACTTAGGCTCTAGGATCCACTCACCCTTCTCACGATAAGAAAGGACCTTGATCTGGTTTAGTGGAGCTACATCGTGGGTACACTCGTCGCTAGCTAGCTCTACTAGGTTCCAATCGGAAAGTAGTTTAGCAATACGATTACGACGCTGAATGTCGTTTAGTGTGATGTTGGTGTGCTTGCCGTCTAGGGCAAATAGTTCTTTGAAGTGGACGATGAAATATCTTCCCTGCTTGTGGAGAATGTGGCAAGATTGATAAATCTTCTTCTCTTTACGAGAAGCAACTCCAATTCGGGTAAGAGTTTCTCTTACTTTTAGAAAGTCATCGGGCTCAGATAGAAAGATTTCTACCATATGGGAAGGTTCCCAATATACTAAGCCTCTCTCGTCGGTTTGCATGGATTAGATCCCCCTGTGTTAAGTTTTTCATAAATGTAATCAAGTTGCTCATTAGATAAGATATTCAAAGCTTGTTCTGCCTTTGCGGTGGAGAAACCGTAATAACGACGCACTGCTTCAATGTTTTTGATCTTATCTTTCCTCAACCAGGGAGAGAAACGTTTCCTCTTCCGTAAACTATTTATAAAAAAGTCGTATTGTAAACGTTTGTCAAGCTGTGGATACTTGTTCATCTCGTTTGAATACATTAGGGAGTCCATTTGACCAGAGAGGCATTTGTTGATGATGAAGGGGGGATATTCCCTTTCCACACTAGGATCTTCATCCATCATGTTCTCCTTAGAAAGGTTGATGGAGTTTAGCCACTCTTTTAGGTCAATGCTCATGTGATGATCTTTCCTGCGCTTTTGGGGGTGATAATGGGTGAGAAGATTTGGGTGTAATTCTCTACTACCTGCTCATTGGGTAGTGTAACATAAGTAACGTGAGAAGCGCTAATAGTAATAGTCTTTACTTCCTCAGCAACTAGTGGGCACCAGGGAGCAAAGCCAATATTACCATCGCGTCCTGGGACCATAACGATTGGATTAGCAACCACATAATTGTATTCACCTACACGAACCATCTCAGCAATAACTTCTTCGCCAGTGATAAGTCTTAGTAGTTTGATTTCCATCTCAAATAGCTCCTGTTTCTTGTAGATAATGTAGGGTGTCTTTTAGTCCGCCAATGTGTCTGTAGCCAATGGAGACCTGTGGGTATTCAGCTCGCTCACCGAACTCGGTGCGGAACTGTCGCTCAGTGAAGTCTGTACCTAGGGTGTACTCAAGGTATTCACCACCTAGGCTTAGAAGGAGCTGGCGGATGCGCTCAGATTCTTGTCCGCCGTCTGTGTAAAGTACTACTGTGTTCATTTGAATTCACACTCAATCATAATTTCAGTTAGGGCTGCTAGGAGGTTGATTTCCTGGTCAGCAACGAAGGCACTCTGATACTGATACTTAGCAATAATAAGTACAGCAGCAGCGACAGAAGGACCCTCTAGGTGAGAGTACATTGCGTCATATACCTTGCGGAGGATTGTATTCGCGTCATTATCTAGGTTGGAAACAACCCACTTGCGAACTTCTGTAAAGTTACTTGACTTTAGATGCGAGATAAGGTCATCAACCTTGACCTCACTGAAAGTAGCAAGAATACCAGCGTCAATCTTACCGCTGGAAGAATAGCGTTGGACCTCATTGAGGACGCGGCGGAAGTCGGGGAAGTGCTTCTGAACTAGCTGGGCTAGAACCTTCTGGTCGGCTTCAATACGCTCCTGCTCCAGGATGCCCCTGAGGCGCTTGAAGAAGGCAGCAGCGACCTCTTGCTTCTCCTTACCCTTTAGACCGAACTCAACGACCGCACAGCGGCTGTGGAGGGGCTCAATGATCTTGTTCTTGTAGTTACAGGTGAAGATGAAACGGCAGTTCTTGTAGAATGCCTCAATGTTCGCACGGAGAAGTAGCTGAACATCATTACCTGTGTTGTCTGCCTCGTCAATGATGATGACCTTGTGCTTTGCCTCTGCCGTGAGAGACATAGTAGAAGCAAAGTTCTTTGCCTGGTTACGGACAGTATCAAGGAAGCGACCTTCATCGGAACCGTTGATTACATAGTAGTCCGCGCCAATCTCATTACAGAGTGCCTTGGCGATGGTGGTCTTACCAACGCCAGGAGGACCCGCGAGTAGTAGGTTGGGGATCTCTCCCTTGGCTACGAACTCTTTGAAGGTTGACTTGATATGCTCGGGGAGAATACAGTCATCAATCTTTTGTGGGCGATATTTTTCCGTGAATAGAAAGTCAGTACGCTCACTCATAATATAAGAAGATAATAAAAAAAGGAGGGCTGGGCTGCCCTCCAAGAATTATAGCACATCACTGTGTGGTATTGGCAAGTGCTACGCGAATTTGATCTGGTGTAAGCGATGGATTAGCCTCTAGCATGAGAGTCACGGCAGCCGCAACGTGAGGTGATGCCATTGAGGTTCCTTGGATAGTAGCATAACCATCAGGTCCTTCAGAAGGAAGGTTTTGTACGCCATCCATAGGGAATGTGGACCAGATAGCAGTACCTGCCGCACTTACATAAAGAGGTACTTCAGCACCATCTCCCTCATAGTCCTTAGCACCTCCGGCTCTGTTGGAGTAGCTGGTGTCCAAATTTCCGGTTTGGTCAACAGCTCCAACAACAATACCAGACTCTACAGCATATGCGCCAGGAACTGCTGGTGCCGAGAACCGATCATTACCAGCAGCAGAAACCACAACTACGCCGTTATCATTAGCGTATTTCATTGCTACTCTAATGGATTCCCAATCACCTCTAGGTACGCTAGTTTCTGGCAACCTAATACCTAAAGACAGATTAACAATATGTGCTCCATTATCAACGGCATAGATAATTGCTTCGGCAATATCATCTCCGCTTGCGCTACCATTAGCACCGAAAACCTTTAAGGTCATAAGTTTGGCATTGTAAGCAACACCTTGGACCTGACCACCCACTTCACCTGCGATTGTACCTGAAACGTGAGTTCCATGGTATCCACTATCATTAATATTGGAATTACCGTCACGGAAGTTAAATCCATGCCGATCATCAATATAGCCATTTCCATCATCATCAATACCATTTCCGGCAATCTCGTCCGTATTAACCCATAGATTGTCATCTAGCTCTGGGTGATCAGTATCAATTCCAGTATCAACAACAGCGATGATAATACCATCACCAGTATATCCAGCTGCCCAAGCTTCTGGTGCCCCAATACGATCCAAACCATACATGTTCTGACCGAAGTCATTCTGAACATCTGGCTGTTCGGTTAAAGTTCTACCTGTTACATATTCAATGGCTTCCTTTACATCTACTTCACCATAGCCATCAAAAGAGCTATATGGGTTGACGATGTTTTCAAGGTCACTTGGATTTAGTGGTGGATCCGGTGGCAATACATCTCCGGGATTTGGTTTATCGATCCGAGGAGTATTATCTACTCCGTCATCCGGGAAGGATCTGCCAAACAATGAAACATACTGCCCATCAACAGTACTTCCTTGAATCCAGCCACTAGTACTCTTTAGTACACCTTCACTATCAAAAATTCTAATCTTATAAAATCCACGATAGTAGAAACTACCAGAAACAACTAGAACATAATCAGTACCATCACGTTCTACGCTAATATATTTTCCATCTCTACCATAAGTAGCATAGAGATCTTCTATGCGCTGCTGTGGTGTTAACATCTTGGTTTTAGACTTAGGGACGTTATTACAAATAAGTCACTAAGTCTATTTATCAAAAGTTATACAGTGGCAATACCGGTAATGATTCCATTTCGGATCTGAAGTACGCTTGACCCAACCGTCCGATCAGTGGTAATACCGGCACTCTCAGGTACAGCATATAGAACATACTGAAACTGCTCACCCGCATATTGGAAACCAACATTAGTCGTAGAGAACACGATATAGTTATCGGGTTGACCAGTAGAGTGGGTTAAATATGACGCAAAGATTACTTCATCTGCCTCTTGAGGTCCTTCAGTACTAACACCATCAAGGGTCAACTCGCGGCGAGGAATACCAACGAATACGCCGGGGTCTTCGCCAAAGTATAATAGTACAG